ACCCCAACTCCACCGCACTGTAACGGGCCACAGCAATCACCTGCTGGCTGGTCACCGTTCCCTGCTGGTCGTACAGCCAGAGCTTGTTGTAGTTGTAAATCTGGAACCGATCCAACAAGCCTTTGATGTAGGTCTCCTTGTTGACGTAGCGCGGCGCGTCAATATTCTCACCAGCAAACTGGCGAAGCATTCGGTACAGGGTACGCTTGGGTTTCATCTCAAACGATGCGATCATCACCTTCTGGTCTTGCTTGACAAGCCCCATAGCAATCATTCCAGTGATCACACTCTTGCCGCCACCGTTACCACCAGCATAGACGGTAACCTCGCCGGGTCGGTACTGAAAGCCTGCGTGGGTCTTTGACCACGGCATGGTGTGCGCTACCTGTGTGTCAGGATTCATCAGGTCGTGCCGCATCTCCTCAATAAACCCCTCGGCATCGCGTATCTTCTGGCCGATGTCGTTGGCCTTGAGGTACTTCTCAAAGTCCACTTGATCAGGTTTGACAATGCGAATGCGCCGCGCATCATCAAGGGCTTTGGCCCGCTCTTGTATCTCAGACGTTTGCATACTGAACCACCTCTTCTATTCGCTGTTGTGCTACCTGTAACCGATCCATATCCGATTCGCTTAACTTCTTACCACGCCTCATGTCGTAGGCCGCGATCATCACGACCAGACACTCGAACGATGCGATTCGTAGCAGGTCGCTGGCGTAGAACGCTGGCTTGACCTGTCGGCTTGGCTGACCGTCCACCCGCTCTGGCCGATCTGGGAATAGGTCGGTCATGTCCATGCCCACCGCGCCCAGCACCGACTGCACATCGCAACCACCAAAGCAATGCACCAGCACCCGACCGTCCTCTGTCTCACGAACTGACAGCGATGGGGACTTGTCCTCGTGCGCTGGGCACTGGGCTGTCCACGAGCCATTGCGGCCCTTCACCTTGCCAAGGCGCTGGACAAACTTCTCGGCTGGGGTCATATCACCCTCCGCTCGGCAGACTGCTCACCACCCTCATCCTCCCAGCGGCGCTGGTTGATGTACGTCAGAGGCGCAGGGTCAAAGCCAGAAGTCCACTGCTCGGTCTTCTTCAGTTTCGCAACGCTGGCGATGATGCGATCCGCAACCATGTCAAGGTCGTGCTTGTCCCACTTCTTCTCGCACTCAGAACGCGCCACCTTTCTTTTTGACGAAGGCCACACAGCCCAAAAGTCGTTGAATCGTGATGTTGTCGGTGTCACCGACGATATATTCTTATTCTCTTTCTTATTCTTCTTAGGGTTAACTTTCGGTTCCGCTTCGGTTACCGATTCGGTTTTCTTCGGCCTGCCGCCTCGCTTCCCAAGGGTTCGATTATTTTCGACTTGATGTTGATATTTTGCGATTTCCATGTCGCAACGACTGTTGTGATACCCGTCAACATCCTTTTCAAAAAACTCCCCCAAAACCGATTCGGTTATGTCCAAATCAAGCCTGATTTTGCGGGCAACCGATTGGGTATCGAGTGGGATTGGCTTCTCGCTCATGTAGTACAAATCGAGCAAGCGGCGGTAGGCCAAGTCCTCGGCATCGCCAAGGTAAGTGGTGTGCGTGATGTAGTCCCCGATGTGAAATTTGTACCAGAGCATCAAACTATCCTTCCAAATAAATCAGGCCGCAAATCTTGCCGCCGTACCTGTCCGTTGGTATGCCGCTCAAGGGAGTGGGCCAGTTCTGGGCTGGGCACCTGCCGACCGCTGGTGAGCAGGCTCATCCAAGTCTTGCTGATGCCCACCTTTCGCGCCAAGGCAATCTTTGCGCCTCGCGGTTTGTCGTGGAAAAATTCTTCGAGTGTCATGTATGCCTTTCGGTGTTGGTTTAAGCGCATCATACACGAAAAAAAAGATAACACAAGGGGGTTGTACGTTGAAGTTAAACGTGATACAGTTCCAAAAAACAGCGATTGGAGATTTTATGCACAGCGAAGCAGAGTTACAGCAGGCGATGCAAGAGAGGCAACAAATGCTTGAGGAAGCCCTTGATCGGGCCGAGACAGGCGTTGCAAACGAGGAGGACTGGAGGCTCATCCGAGCCGAATGCGGTCTTCCAAATTTTTATTGAAACTAGGAGCGAATCATGGCTTTAATAGCGCGAGAGAGTGGTGGCGGCGGAACCTTTACCCCAGTGCCACCGGGGATGTACTTGGCACGGTGCTACCGCATCGTTGACCTTGGAAAACAAAAGAGCGAATGGCAGGGCAAGGTTAACGAACAGCCCAAAGTCATGTTGCAGTTTGAGGTGCATGGCGAAGATGACGCAGGAAAACCATTGGTCACGGCCAAAGGCGAACCCATGTCAATCAGCAAGAACTTCACCCTGTCACTGGCCGAGAAGGCAACCTTGCGTAAGGACTTGCAAACTTGGCGTGGCAAACCGTTTACGCCAGAGGAGCTTAAAGGCTTTCAGATTGACAACGTGCTTGGCGCTTGGGCCATGATTGCCATCACCAAAGAACTGGGCAACAACGGCAAGGAGTACACCAACATTGCCAACATCAACTCGGTGCCTAAAACAATGAAGGCCAACCTGCCAGAGGCTCACAACAAGTGCGCCACCTTCTACATCGAGGCACCAGACATGGAGTTGTTCGAGACCTTCAGCGACAACCTGCGGGCCAAGATTGAAGCCTCGCCCGAATGGCAAGCTCGTAAGAATGTGAGCTACCAGAAAGAGCAAAACGCTTCTGCGAAAGGCTCTGGGTTTGACGACATGGACGACGACATCCCCTTCTGAGGTGACCTATGGACGACTTCAAAAAACTATTTAGACGCGATGCAATGGACACATCTATTGCCGCCGCCGCAACTATCTATCCAGATTTGAGAAGACTTCAATTGGAGGTGCTTGCATTTGCCAAGCATCGTCCAAACGGTTTTACCGACGAGCAGATGAATGAGTTCTTTGACACGCATCGCTCTACTTACCGAGCGCGACGATCCGAGTTGGTTGACAAGGGGCTTATTGTGGACAGCGGCCAGCGCAGGGCCATGACCAACGGCAGGAATGCCACGGTCTGGCTTTGCTCTGAATTTATGAGTCCACAGATGTCTCTGATTTGAGAATCAACAAATGACACAGATTGCGCTTTTCCCAGAAGACAGTCGCAAGGCTCCTCGTGTGTGTGAGTGTTGCGGGGCCAAGATTGTCGAGTACAAACACTCGTTCAATCAAAGCCTCGCAAACTCTCTGTACAAGCTGTACAGCCAGCACAAGGCGACCAACATCAGCACGATTGGACTAACTGCCATCCAATGGACAAACTTCCAAAAATTAAAGTATTGGGGGCTTGTTCGGAAAGCAGAACGGGAAGATCGAACCAACATCGGCGGCGTTTGGGAGGTAACTCCCAAGGGTATTGCTTTTGTTGAAAAGGGTACGGCCATCCAGAAGCAGGCATGGTCATACAGAGGGAAGATGGTCAGGTACGAGGGAGACACTGTGTTCTTCAACGACATCCATGACGCATACATAAGAAAAAGACCAGACTACTCTGGCGACTCCCGTCCACACACTTAAACTTTAAAAGGAAAACGGCAATGTTTATATCGAAAGTTGAAAAGCTAAAAATCATTTCAAGCATGATGGATTTGACGGCAACCGTCCACCAACTGGACACTGAAATAATTTTTTTGAAAGCAAAAATTAAAACCTTGGAGGGCGACACAAAAGAAGCCAAACCCAAAAAGCCACGCAAGAAGTGGACAATGAGCGCAGAAGGCCGCGCAAAGGTCAGTGCCGCAGTGAAGGCCCGTCACGCACAAAAACAATTGGAGAAGCAAAATGCTACAAGCATCAGCACCACGAGCGTCTGAGTCAAACCATTGGTACACCCGCGATGGTGTGCCGATGTACACGGTCGAGGCCAAGAAGGGCGGACAGCGCAACACCACATTGCGTGATGCCCGTACAATGAACCTCGTCCCATCAGTGACCACCGTTCTTAATGTTGCGGCCAAACCAGCCCTGACTGCGTGGTTACAGCAACAGGTTTTAATGGCGGCTCTCACGCTACCTAAACGGCCTGACGAAGCCGAAAAAGATTACATTGACCGAATCATGTCCGACTCGAAAGAGCAGGGCAAATCGGCGGCTGATGCTGGGACAGACATCCACGCATCAATACAGGGGCACTATGAGGGAAGATCAACAGGCAAGCACAGTGAAATGGTCACGGCTTGCAATCAAGCAATTGAGAATTGGGTTGGCCCACGAGTCTGGGTCAGTGAACGCGCATTCGCACATGAGTCTGGATTTGGGGGCAAATGCGATCTCTATTCTGAGGCGGACGGAGGCTTTGTGGTTGACATCAAAACCAAGGAGTTTACCGATCCAGACAAGGTTGGAGCTTACGACGAACACTTGATGCAACTAGCCGCATACCGTGTTGGCCTTGGGGTGCCTACCGCCCGATGCGCCAACGTGTTTGTGAGCCGCAACGTGCCGGGGCTGGTGGTCGTCAAAGAGTGGCCGTTGGAGCAGGTTGAAACTGGCTGGGCCATGTTCATGCACCTGCTATCCTTCTGGCAACTTAAAAACGATCATAGGTAATCATGGAACAAATACAGGCATTTAAAACGAGCGATGGCAAGTTGTTTGACGAGCCATTGCAAGCAGAACGCCACGAACTTTTTTTGAAGAAACAAATGATTCTTGAAGAGTTTTTGGATGGGGAACTTAACCCCTACAAATCAATGTCTCAAAAATCAATTGCTCGATCATCTATCATCAACTGGGAATTTTGGAAAGTGAAAAATGTTAAGTGAAGAACTCATCAAGCAAATCTACTTCTATTGCGACGAGAAGTTACCAGACGCAATCTATGCAGACGAAGTTGACATCATTCAATTTGCCCACAAGATCACGGCGGTCGTAGCGCCAATGGTCGCAATGAAGGAGCATCAGCGATGCGTGAAAATCGTAAACGACATGAACGGCGAGGTGGCGAAGGCTCTGGCGGGCCAGCGACCGAAGAGTCCATGATTCTTTGGATGGATGCCTATGACGATGGATATGACGCAGGGTATGCGGAGGGCATTGAGCAGGCTCGTAAAGAGTTTGTGGAAACGCAACTCTTGATCTACCACACTGGAGGAAACGCATGACCGTGATACCAATAGTCCCAGAGCGGGCTTGCGGTGACTGCACGGCCTGCTGTGAGGGGTGGCTGACTGG